TCCTTCGGGGCTTCTCCCGTCCCCGGAGCAGCCTGCCTGCCGTAGATCCGCAGGAACATGGGGATGACATCCATGAACCCGGGCAGCGCTCCGAGCTCCAGCGCGGTGAGCGTGCACTCACGGCCGTCCAGGCGCTCGCCCTCCCTGATGCACGCCGCCATGAGCGGCGCGATGTCCTTCACGGAGATCTTCCCCAGCTCCGCCAGAGCATCCAGCCTGTCCGTGCCGCGGTCCTCGAGGAACGCCACGATGGCGTTCCAGTTGACCTCGACGCGATAGCGCTGGCCGGCGATGACGATGTAGTCTGCGCTCATGCCCTACCGGATTACGGGGTGGTCACTTTCGCCCAGGCGCCTGCGCTCTGGAGGTCCAGGGTGTAGGAGGCGTCGGTCTCGGGATCCGCAGCGGTGCTCTCCGAATAGCTGGAGATGATGACGTTGCCGGCGTACACATCGCCGGTGGTGCCGCCGTAGGTCGCGGCGAGGACTGCGCCCGAGCCGGTGGCCGCTACCAGCGCCAGGACCGCGTCGCGGTCGAGGGCGGTAGGCGTGGCGGCGTCGTCAAGGATCATGAGGGCGCTCACCCTGAAGGTCCAGTCGTGACCCGTCACCTCTTTCTGCTTCACCCCGGAGTTGTCCTTCGTGATGCTCTCCTTGATGAGGGCCGTGACGGTCATCTCGTCGCTGGTCACGCCGACGAGGTTCTTGGTTCCGATTTTCAGCCGGACGTTGTAACCGGCCATTTGAGTCTGTGCCATGCTCGTAAATTGTTAATTGTTATCGTTATTTTTGTCGTTACTAATCAGTTACTAACTCACCGAGGGCAGGTGCTCCACCGTGTAGACCAGCGTGCTCTTGAAGAGCTGCCCCGCTCGGGTGAGCTGGTCGTCGGTCAGAAAGCTGCGCATCCCCGTGCCGAGGTTCTCCATGCGCGCCCGGACCCTGCCGGCTATGTCGTCCATCTCCGCGGCGGTGTTGCTCAGGATGGTGAAGGTCACGGTGGCCAGCACGCGGAAGACGTTGCCGTCCTTGTCCTTGAGCGCCGGCTGGTGGTTCGCCAGGAACGACACCCAGGGCTGCTCGTCGGTATTCGCGTCGTCCCCGGGGATGTCCCCGTTGAACGCCTGCACCGGGTCGCCTTGGCTGTCGTCAAGGAGCGCGGCCACTATCGCCCTCTCTATTGCGGATCCTTCGGTCATAAAATGTTTTCACTCTCTTTGTCCAGGACCTTCTCGAACTGGCGGAGGAACACGGCCTCAGACCCTGCCGACGCTGCCTCGAAAAAGTTCTCGTGGACGATGCCTCTCCGGTTCCTGCGATTTCTCGCGGCCGCCGTCTTTGGCGGCTTGACAGGGCGCTCGAACCGGTGCGAGGGATCACGTCCCTCCAGCGTCCCGTAGTTCTTCCAGTAGGCCTTGAACCAGTCCCAGGTGTCCGGGTTCTGGCCGGTGGCCAGGTGGGTGTTGAAAAGCCCGTAGCAAGCGTTCAAATCACCCGATGACAATTTGCTGACCTTGTACTTCAGCAGCGCCGCCCACCTCGACGGCACCTTGCTCCTCATGTCCTTGACCGTGACCCGGGCCGCGCTGCGCATGGCCTTCTGGGTCGCCTTCACCACCTCCTCCGGAGCTTTGTCGAGGTCGCGCAGGCACTTGTCGAGTCCTTCTATCGTCCTGCTCGCCATGACCTCAGTCCTCCTCAGGCTCAGCCTCTTCCTCGTCATCCGGGTCCGGCTCCGGCGTGGGGCTCTCATGAAGGCCCAGCCCGAAGGTCTTAATCTGCCGCAGGGTCAGCTCAACGTAGAGCGACTGCATGCCCACCGGAGTCATGTCAATGATCTCGTAAACTCCCACGACAACCAGCCCCTGATAAGCGGAGCCTGTTATCTGCAGCTGCTGCCCTATGCCGTAGATGCCCGACGCATAGGTCGTGAACCTCGCCGTGAGGTTGCCCATCCGGGCGCCGTCCTCGGCGTACACGCTGTCGATGGGCTCGAACTTGCCGCAGATGGTCTGAGCCCCGACCGCGTCGTTGTTGGCCACGGGCCGGCCGGCATCGTCCACCCAGAACTCCTTGCCGGAATACGCCAGCGCGGTCGTGGTGAACTCTCCGGGGTTTATGCGGCTATCGTTCAGCATCGCGCAGTCCCCATTTACGGTGCTGCAGGAGCAGGTTCTGGGACGCCTTCGGGAGCGCCTCCACGGAGTCCACCGGGTTGGTGAACAGGGCCGAGGCGTGCAGGTAGATGGCCTGCTTGACGTCCTCTACAACGGTAGCCGGCCCGGCGTCATAGACGACCGTCACCGACTCACCGGTGAGCTCGGAATCGAGCGCCAGGTCCCCGCAGGGCGTGACCTCGTACTCGCTCGCGTCGAGCGTGTTGCCGTCGACCACCACCGAGGTCACCGAGTTGACCGGCGTCCTCAGGCGGTGGTGATGGCAGAACGGGTAGACATCCGTGAACACCGACCGCGCAATCACCTCACCGATGAAGTGCTCGGCCTGCAGTATTGCGGCTTTGAGCTTCAGCTCGAGGTCAGTGTCGAAGCCGCTCCCCGCGAGCCTGAGGTTGAGTTTCAGGCCCGCAAGGGTCGGCTCATAGCCGTTTTGGTATGTGCGGTTGGTGATCATGGCCGTGGCTTTCGTTAGGCCTTGATGTCACGGATGACGGCGAAGCTCTTCGGCTCGGCGACGAGGACGTCGTTCCAGGCGTTGAGCGTCAGGACGACCTCTGCGCTGCTGGCGAGGGTGTAAGGATCCACGACGATGTCGAGACCACCCCACTCACCGATGTAGAGGTCGGCCCAGTTACCGAACACCAGCGCGGAGCAGATGCCGGAGGCGGAGCCCTTCGTCAGGTTGCTGGGAACGAAGGACGACATGCCGCAGGGGTAGCCGTTGAGCCTGCGCTCCTGGCCTTCCTCGATGATGAAGCGGCCGGCGCCGGAGGCCTTCTCGGTGCTCTTGCAGGCGCCGATGACCTTTGCGTTGGTGATGTAACCGAGGTTGCCGCGGTTGGCGTCGTTGGCGTTGATCGCGCTCTCCATCTCGACGACCTTGGCGTAGCTGATCGCTGCGCCGTTGGCGCCCATGGCGATGGGGACGATGGTGCCGCTCCCGTCAACGGGGGCCAGGGTCAGGATGCCCGTGGGCTGTCCGGAGCTGCCGGATCCGTTGAAGACTGCGTTCTCAATGGCGTTGGCGTGGGCCTGGACCATGAGGTCGAGCAGGTACTGGTCAACGTCGAGGGAGGTCTGCTTGAGCAGGTCCTTGGTCACGGCGCAGCTGACGTAGTTGCGGTGCGGGGTCATCGTGGCCCTCGCGAAGGCGGCCTTGGTGACGGAAGCCTGAGCGGCCTCAGCGCCCCAACCGGCAGCGATCTGCGCGGAGCTGATGACGGGAAGGGTGCCGACGAGGTCGGTGAGCACGGTCGCGCCCATCTGAGCGACGGCCAGGTGCGCCTTCAGCACTTCGACGTACTTCGGGGCCATGGTCTCGATGAGGTAGCCACCGTCGGCGTTGGTGCCGTAGTTCTGCCCGGCGGCGGAACGCAGCACGCAGCTGGGGATGACGTGACCGACCTGGGTGAGGCCGAGCCTGCGGTACTCCTCGGCGCCCAACTGAGCGGCCTCGGCTTCGACACCGGAGAGGTGACCCTCACCGATCTCGCGGATGAACTTCGCAAAGGAGAAAGGCTTGCCGGCCTTCTTCTCTGCTTCGTTGAGCTTCTGGGCTGCGGTTCTCTGTTCGGCAGCCTCTGCTTCGATGGCCAGGGAGAGCTCGGCGGAGAGTTCCTTGAGGGACCTCTCGAGAGCTTCCATCGCCTCGACGTTGGTGCGGTCAATGGTCTTCGCCTCGTTGACCTTTGCACTCAGATCCTGACGGATTTCTGCAATTTTTCTCATGATAAGAAATTTTTATTGATTGTGAATTAGTTAAGCAAGGCTGCCCTTGCGATTTGTGTCGCTATGTCCAGGCCCGCCGCGACTTCCCGGGTCTTGTCCTCGGGTTCCGGTTCGGGCTCGGGTTCGGGTTGAGGCTCCGGCTCAGGATCTGCCGCGGGCTCGGGCTCTCGCCTGGCCTCCGCGGCGGCCTGCTCCGCCAGCCTCATCAGTTCGTCCTCGTCGATGCCCCGGCGCAGCGCGTTGGGATTGGCGGGGATGTTCACCACAGAGACCTCGAGGAGCTCCATGCTGGTGTAGTAGTAGGTGGCGTTCTCACGGCCGAAGGCTTCGTCGCCTTCACCCCAGTGACCCTCCAGGGCCTGGAAGCCTACGGAGACCGCCTTGAGCGTCCCGAAGACCAGCTTGCGCCAGACCTTGTCCGCGAGCTCGTTCATGCCCTCCGGCTCGAACTCCACGTCCACCAGCAGACGGCTGCCGTCTATGCGTGCCACGCCCTTGCCGATGACGTTGTCAGGGTTCGCCGTGTCGTCCCAGGCCCCGTAGACCTTGTGCTGGTAGCCGATGATGCCGTTCTTGTTGAAGCGGGTCAGGTCCCAGCCCTTGGGGTCGAGGATGGTGCCGGCCGAGTCGCGGGTGCCGTCAGATGCCACGAAGGTCATCCGGCGCACGCCGTCCTCAGCCGAGCGGAGGTCCTGCTGCTCTATGACTCTGAAATTGATCTTGTCCATATCTGCTGCGTTTTATTCCTGGTTTCCTTCCTGACCGACCACGCCCTCGTTCTGAGGGTAGAGGAACTCGTCGAGGCCCTCCTTGTGCTCGTAGCCTTCCAGCTCGCGCACCTCGTTGCGGGACATGTAGCCGTCCAGGATTGCGTTGTGGTAGTATTGCGACCGGGCCTGCGTGTCGCCCCTGAGCAGTCCGTCCAGGATGAACTTCACGTCACGGGTGCCCGCCTCCCGGCCGGCAAATAGCTTGCTTTCCAGCTCGGTCTCGAAACGCTTGACCAGAGGCCGCAGCGAATACTGCACGAACTGGATCGTCTGGTGTTCGATGTTGCTGAACGTGGCGCGGCTCAGATCCGCGACCATGTGCGGCGGTATGTTGATGATCCGGCAGACGTCCTGGATCGACAGCGTCTCCGACTGCACGAGCTGCGACGCCACCGGGTCAATGCTGAGCTGCCTGTACTTGATGCCGTACTCCAGCAGCGGGACCTGGAAGTTGCCCGAGCTCTCCGCGTAGTGCTTGACAAATTTCTCGTATGCCTCGTCACCCATGGCGCCGTCGTACTCCATGACGCCGCGGTTGGCCCCGCCCTTGCGATAGAAGTCCGCGGCGAAGGTCTCCGTGGCTATCGACTTGCCCAGGGCGGCCGCGTTGTAGATGACCGGGTTGACGCCCTTCAAGCCGTCCAGGGTGAGCTCCATGAAGTGGAGGATGTCCTCGTCGGGATAGACTCCGTTGAGGTACATGAGGTCGGGGTTCTGCATCGTCACCCCGTACCACTTCCGCGGCCCCACCATCGTGATGCGCACCCCGGCCGGGTGGACCTGGTGCAGCTCGATGGGACGACCCGCGCCGTCCCGCTTGATGATGGCGAAGGCGTTGCCCCAGCCCTTGACCCAGGTCGTGATGACCGACCAAAAGCTGAAGGCGTTGGTGTAGGCGTTGGGCTGGCCGTTGATGAGGCGGTAGATGTCGCTGCTCCGCTCGCTCATGGGACCGCGGTCCGTGTACCTGCGCACGTCCTTCGGCAGGGCGGCGATGTTCTCGGAGATGATCCGGATGCCCGCGTAGAAGGCCGTGACCTTCAGCGCCGTGTCGTTAGTGACCCGGACGCCGAAGTCCACGGGCCCACGGAAAGATCCAGGGACCACACCAGGGTCCGCAGAGGCTTCCCGCTTCTGCGCGCCCAAAAGGCTTGCAACTCTCTGAAAGACTGATCTACGCGCCATTACACCTAATCAAACATGCGAATTTTATAAGATTTCCCGAGATACGAGTGGACATTTGTCCCTTTGTGCAGAAAAACTTCACTTTCGCCTGTCGCGCCACTTGCGGAAGGCCTGGAACGATGGGAACTGCGGCTCTCCGAAGGCTTCCCGGTAGCAGTCCTCCAGCTCGTTGTAGATGTCCTCCTGGGTGAGCGTCGGGTCCTCACCCCTGCGCCTCCGGAGCTCCCGCCAGAAGGCGCGCACGAAGCCGCGGCGCGTGACCAGCGGCCTGACGTTGCCGTTAATTTCCATATCGTGATGGCAGCACACGAAGCTCGTGGTCCTCGTAGGCCGGACCCTTCTGCTCCGCCGTTTTGTTCAACCATGACCCGACCGCATCCACCAGGGCGACCACGCCGTCGATCTTGTTCCGGCTGCGGGCCTTGTCCAGCTTGACGTTGGCGTTGGGGTCGATATATACGACGACGTTCCGGAACATCCACCGGATCACCGGGTCGTCCCCGAAGTTGAGCCGGTGCCTGAGCACCTCGCTCTGCACCCACTTCGTGGGCACGGACATGTAGCGGATGTCCTGCCGGTACTCCATGAGCCGATCCTGGTAGCGGCCGAACTTCCCGAGGATGTTCCACATGCCCCAGGGGTCGTAAGCTATCGCACGCACGTCGTAGGGGTCCAGCTGCCGGAGCAGGTCGCTGACGAACCAGTCCTCGTCGATGACCTTGCCGGGAACGACGGTCAGCCAGCCCTTCTCCGCCCATAGCCGGTAGTCCACCCGGTCGCCCTTCTCCCGGACCTTCTCCTCCGGGACGTAGTAACGCCAGAACGCCGCCCGACGGCCCGGGAACCAGAACGCCACCGCGACGATGTCCGTCTTGCTCGCCATGTCGATACCGACGTAGCAGGGCAGCCCGGCCAGCTGCGCACGGTCCAGCGCTCCGGCGTTTGCGGTCACGTCTTCGTCGGAGATCCACACCTCCGGAGCGTCCACCCACATGTTGAGGTCCTTCGTCTTGAAGGCCGCCGCATAGGAGCCGCCCCGGGTCTTGGCCTCCTCATACACGCTGCGCATGTATGCCCACTCCAACGACACGCCGAGGTTGGGGTTTAACTTGCGCCAGACTTCCTCGTCCTCCCAGTCATCGTCCGGATCCGGCAGGTAGAGCATGAAGAAGTGATCGCTCTCCAAAGGCAACACCCCCTCGAGCTCATCGACGTAGGCCTGGACATCCTGGTAATAAGGCGCCGCGACGCTCGTGCCGGCCGTGGAGATCCGCAGTATGACCGGCTGCATCCGGGCGCCCGTACCGGTCTTGATGACGTCGGTCATCTCCGTGTTGGGCCAGGCGTGCACCTCGTCGCATATCGCCGCCGAGATGTTGAGGCCGTCCTTGTTATCCGTTGACTTGCTCAGGGGCTTGAACACACCCACACTCTGCGGCACCTTCATGCCCCAGTTGTAGACCTTGACCATCGGCGCAAAGATTGACCGCTTGACGAGGGTCTCGGCAACATCGTAGCAAAGGCGCGCCTGCGCCTGGTCCACGGCGGCGGAGTACACCTCCGGGCCTGACTCTCCGTCAAAGAGCAGCAGCCATAGAGCCAGCACCGCGACAAAGAAGGTCTTGCCGTTCTTGCGTGGTACCAGGATGTCGACGTAGCGGTATTTCCGCCGGCCCGTAGCCCGCCACTTCACGCAGAGGACGTTCACCGCTGTGAACAGCTGCCAATCCTCCATCTCGAAAGGCTGACCGGATAGCCGGCCCTTGTAGTGCTTGAATTGCCTGGCAAATTTGTCGAAATTATTCAGCTCCTCCCAGTCAACGAACAGGTCCGGGTTCTCAAGGTCATCCCTGAAGCGCTCCACCGCGCGCATGACCGTCCGGCAGGAGATGAGCTCCCCCGTCAGAACGCTCTCAACATAGCGCTCGACTCTTGCCCTGACCTCAGCCCTTTCCACCCTTCAGTCCCTCCACGAACTCCTCCAGATCCGTCTTTGTCGTCTTCGTCTTTTCCTTCCCCAGCTTACGCGACTGGCGCAGGGTCGCCCCGAACTCGCTCAGCAGCTTCGAGGCCTTCGCCTCCGCCCGGTCACGCATCTCCACCTTCGGGTTCACCTTGATGAGCACCTCGCCCTGGCGGTTGTGCGCGAGGTACGTCTCGCCCTCCGCCTCCACCTCGTCACGCAGCCGCCAGTAGCGGTCGTAATGGTCGGCCCAAAGGATGAGCGTTTGCAGATGGCCGCGGCGCAGCTCGCCGTCGTTGATGAGCTCACTGCACTTGGCCCGGTAATAAGCCTTGCCGCGGACCGATAGCGACTGATAGCCGCTGATCCGCGTCTGGTCAAGGGTCTTGATTAAATCTGTTTCCATGTCAAAAAGGTTTCTTAAAACTACATTTGCCTCGAGCAAAAT